TTGCATTGTCATAAAAATTATCAAACGGTCTTTCGAATACATTTATTTTATCTTGAAAACAATCTACAACCTTTTGGACCTTATCAGTTTTATTAACATTATCTATCACAACGTGTATATTATCCTCTTTATCTATAACATGTACTAAAAAATTTAAAAGAGAAAATAACTCTCGTGATTCGTTACATACTTGTATTGTATATGTAATTTTCATATATTAAATACTTATCATATCTTTATATATATAAAGAATGTGGTACATTCATATGTAATGAACAACACACAAAAACTTTTAAATACCGTGTTAGATGTAGTACATAAAAATAAAATAGGGCATGTGGGGAGTTGTATAACAACTGTTCCTATTATTAGAAATATTTTTGAAAATAAATCTAGTAACGACGTGGTAATATTAAGTTCTGGGCACGCAGGTATAGCTTTATACGCTGCATTGGAAGTATACGAAGGAAAAGATGCTAACGAATTATACCTAAAACACGGGGTTCACCCCGGTAGAGATATAGATAACAATATTCAAGTATCAACCGGATCTCTCGGTTGTGGGATACTAATAGCCGTTGGTCACGCTTTAGCTGACAGAAAACGAAACGTTCACGTAATTATATCCGACGGGGAATGCGCCGAAGGTTCTGTTTGGGAAGCGCTAACTTATATTTATAAAGCAAATGTAAAAAATTGCAAAGTTCACGTAAACATAAATGGTTATTCGGCGTACGATCATGTTAACAGATTTTATTTATGGCTCCGACTAAAAGCGTTTAACTGGCGAACAAATATATGGTTCACAAAAAATCCTAATTTTAAATTCTTAAAAGGACTTCAAGCACATTATCACGTTCTTTCTAATGAAGATAAAGAAGAGATGTTATCTACATACAATGCGTAGAGAATTTGCAAAAAGATTACATGAATACATGTCTGCACACCCAAATGTATTTTTAATAACCGCTGATCTTGGATATGGTGTTCTAAATGATATACGTAATGATTATCCGGATAGAGCTATAAATGTCGGATCATCCGAAATGTTGATGGTGGGTACGGCCGTTGGTTTAGCTCAAAATGGATATATTCCGATATGTTATTCAATAACACCGTTTTTGTTATTTAGACCATTTGAACTTTTGCGTACATATGTAAATAATGAAAAAGTCAATATAAAGCTTGTGGGATCTGGTAGAGATGATGATTATTCCCATGACGGGTTCTCGCATTGGGCGGGTGATGATATTAAAGTAATTAGCACACTAGAAAACATTAAAACGTACAAACCAGACAAATTGACAGACGCGTTATTTAACGAATTTATGGAAAATAATACTCCATCATATATAAATTTAATTAGATAATCGTGTTCTATCACCGTAAGATATGTATGGTGTATCCAAAGATGTATTATCCACAATATCATATGTTGCTCCGAAAAACGTAGCCCATTCGGATAATAACATTTTTTTCTCGTATACAAGATCTATTTCCTTCTCACATCGAATGTTACAAACATAATCGTGTATTACACGTCTTACATCTTCAACATCGATCATATCAAAGTATTTATCCTTATCTATGGTGATATGACCGTCATGCTTACAAATACTTTTAAATCTATCCCTGTAAACAGATGATCCATCACCCGAACCATAACACCCAAAAACTCTCAATATATACGCGTCTGATATTTGTCTTATTCTTTTCTCTATTATCCACTTGGATAAACCATAAGGTTTTGTGGGTGGATTTCCGAGTGTAGATGCTCCGCTCGAAATGTATATGAGTTTTCCTTTAAAAACTCTACGGACATTTTCAAACATTAGTATATTAGAATGTGTCACGTCACCGGTTTCTTCTTTTAACATACTACCTCCTAAAACTGCGCAATGAATTATTACATCAAAATTAGATTTTTTAAGGAATAATTCAACTTCGTTTTGATTCATTAAATCAACGTCATGTCGAGTTATACCATGCCAGTCGTCGTGTACAGATAAAAAATACCTTCCCATAAAACCATTACTACCTAATACCGCAACTTTCATTTTTAAAATTGCGATTATATTCTTTAAATCTTGTACATTTAAAAATATGAGTATTTAGTATGGGTAAGAAAGGTCGTCGTGAAAAGTTATCACCATGTTCATATGAAGCTGAGTTTTACGAAGAAGACTTTGATATGGAAATAAATGTTCCGACGACCGTTCCGAAGAATGATCATCAGAGGGATTATAATCGCGTTTTATACGGTATGAAACCTATGGTGTTTGCAATAGGGCCAGCTGGTACGGGTAAAACTATGTTAGCCTGTTATGCGGCTATACAAGGATTAAACGATGAATCCTTTAGTAAAATCATCCTAACTCGTCCAGCAGTTTCTGTAGAAGAAGATATTGGCTATTTGCCTGGAACACTCGAAGAGAAGATGGATCCATGGACGCGTCCTATCATGGACATATTCGGTGAATTTTATACACAAAGTCAAATAGCTTCGATGATTAAAGAAAAAGTAATAGAAATTTGCCCACTCGCGTTTATGAGAGGGAGAACGTTTAAAAACGCGTTCATCGTAGCAGATGAAATGCAGAATAGTACCCCGAACCAGATGAAAATGTTACTCACGCGTATGGGTGACGAAAGTAAGATGGTCATTACGGGAGACCTTAATCAACACGACCGTAAGTATGATGATAACGGTCTAAAAGATATATACGAAAAGATAAAAGATAAACGTCACAAACATATAGAATGTATTACATTTGAACACGCGGATATAGAAAGAAGTTTAGTAGTTAAAGATATTTTGGAAATTTATGGAGATTTAAAAGAATAGTTCTTAGTATATAAATGCTGTATGGTATAGGAATTTCAAAAGATCTCGGTATGGAGAGTATTCGTATCAGTGGGAAAAACCACGTGTTGTTTCGCGGTGAATCGGGTAAAGTTTCTATGCTAGACGCACAATGTCCACATAGAGGTGCCAACTTATGCAAGGGTAAGATAAAAGGTGATCGTGTTCAGTGCCCATATCATGGTTGGGAATATGACGCAGATGGAAAACTCGTTAAAGTACCATCTACACCTAATATCCCTGTAGGTGGAAATATTGGTTCTAAACCCGTTGTAGAAGACGGTGGTTTTATTTGGACTGCAAAGAAAAATCAACCTCTCCCAACTCGGTATTGCAAAGAACTGTCCGATCCCAAATGGGTTCAAGTTTACGGGTCTAAAAATCTAGAGGGTAATATTTACGACTGGATTTTAAACGCGACCGATATTTCACACATAAATTACGTCCATAACTTTGCCGACGAAGACAATGGAATAGTTAAGAATCTTAAAATTGAAACAATCGACGATTACGTTGATTGTTACGCAGTCGTTCAACCCAAAGCCTCATCTACATTCACTGAACACATGCAGCCTAAAGATGGTGCACCCGTTCATAGTAAATTTGTGGCTCCAGCTACATCTATCGTACGTATCAAATTGGCTAGCAAATATGAATTTATCACGTTTAGTACCCTTTCCCCTATAGATGACACTCACACTAAAATGTCGTGGTGTATGATGTACCCAAAAACACCCTTAATGAACAATCCTATCGTAAATAAAAGATTTCACGATAAAATGTACGAAACGGTCGCTCAAGATGAAGCTATAATTAAAGATATTGATTGGGTTCCGATGTTTGTGAACGCTCCGTGCGATAAGTTTCAAATTGAAGCATTACAGCTCCTCGAAGGCTAAATCACCGTATAAATCTTCCAATACTTCGAGTGCTTCTCGTGCAAATTTAAGCGAAGCTCCACACGTCTTCGCCTTACACTCTGCAATTTTTTTATCCTTTATTTGCGTTCTTTTATATTTAGATATACGTTGTGACAATGTTGATAACTTCATCGGTTCTACCATGGGGTTATGAACTATGAATACACGTTTTTTATCATTAGAATCGCATGAACATTTTGGAACCACGACTTTTGCGGTCACCGTTATCATTTACTATTATTTCTAAAATTATTCGTCGGATTTCTTAACAACCTTCTTGGCTGCGGGCTCGGCTGGACCCGGGGGTCCAGCCGGACCAGGGAGACCCACACCACCAGATCCACCGGATCCACCAGCTTCACACATATCAACAAGTTGAGAGATTATTTGGAATAACCGAGTTTTGTCAAGGTGTACCTGAGTGAGCTCAAAATCAATTCGTTCGCGAATAGTCGACATTTTACTATATATAAAAGAAAGATTATCTTTATACTAAATGTTATTCATCGGTCCAACACTTTTGGCTGGTATAGGTCAACATGCCCAAAAATACACAAAACTGTTTAAATCATCTGAGTATTATCAAATAGGATCTAAACTTCCTGAAAGTGATCATGGCCTGATATTTCTTTTACCCATCGCCAATAACATGGAGTATGTTACGTACGCGAGAACACGTGTCAAGAATTTAGCTTGTATGACCGTCTGTGAAACCGAAACAGTTCACGAAGATTATGGTATGATCATGAAAGAGTTCAAAGATGTGGCTGTTCCTAGTGAATTTTGTAAAAGGGTGCTGTCGAGGCAATTTCCCGACAACAATTTCTACGTAGTTCACGCACACATACCCAAACCTCGAAAGAAGCCGTATACTTTTTATTTCATAGGAAACGTTCTCGATCAACGTAAAAATTTCAATAAAATTTTAGAAGCATTCATACGTATGAATGAACCTAATACACGATTACTCGTTAAAGCGACGTGTAAACAAGATATACAAATAGAAATACCTAGAGTGGAAATTATTAACGGTTTAATTCCTGTTGATAAGATGGATGAAATACATTGGAGAGGTGATTGCTATCTGAGCTTTTCGAGTTCGGAGGGTGTCGGTATGGGAGCTGTAGAGGCGGCATTAAGAGATAAACCGGTGATAATTACAAATTATGGTGGGGCACCGGAATACATAAAAACACCGTACACGATAGATTGTGAAATTCAGGAGTTGGAGAAGGACGATTTCTTATTTAAGAAAGGTATGAAATGGGGCAAACCAAACTTTGACCAACTCTTGGAGTTCATGAAATCTGCATACGATAATGATGTGAGGTACATGAGACATGATTATACTAAACATTTAGTGAGTAAAGAATCCGTTTTAAGCGAATTCCTGTTGAATGTAATTGGTGATGAAAACTACCAATCCAGTTAAAAGTGCCCCCGAACCTAACATACCCTTCTGGGAGATGAGCATCATGTTAAGCTCGTCAATGAACGAAATACCCGTGGGTTTTTTAAGTAATTCCGGTAACATCTTGGCTAAAGCTAAGTATACAATCATAGAGATGACGACGGGTTGAAGTGTTTCCTGATCTAACATTTATATAACACGATAAAATAATATCAAGAACTAACTACACATTTTTTACCTAATACCATATCATCCTGTTTAAGACTGTGTTTCTTACAGTAATTTCCACACACCGCCTTAAACGTACACCTCTTACCCTTGAGGGTTAACGATTGGCAAATATTTGAACTCTTGACGAGTTTAAACTCAACGACGGGTGTAGTATCCAGTATAAGGATCGACGACCTATCCCGTTTTTTCTGCGCGTGTGTATCGTATCCCCTTTTTAATTTCATCAATCCCTTCGCCAGATGGATACACTCATCATCTGGAGAAGACACTTTCCGTATACGCATAGCATTCTCGAGGCACTCTTGGTAAGACATTTTACATTTAAGAAATATCGTGAGCGACTTAGGTTTTATTCAGTATTTTTTTCTTCGGGGTCAGCTGGTCCTCTTTGTGTAATAGAGCCTGCGGCCATATTAACTATAGCTTCGGGGTCGAAATTGATATTAATACCGTTTTCTTGTAAAATATCCTTAATGTTCTTGGACGTTGTATCGAAATTGGCACAGAACCCCTCGCGAGTCTCTACGATGAGTTCCTTCAACTGAGTGGAAGATATGGTAGACTCATCATCTTTGCAGAATCGTTTAACGATCTTATCCTTTAGAGTATCTAATTCCGTGTATAAAAGATCGGCGACCTCGTTAATTTTAACATTATCACCCATATCTAATTCATTTTTAAGTTTAGCTTTCTCGTTATCGATCTGTGTGATTATCTCGTTACATGGTACTTGCATATCAGAAAATTCATCTAACTTATCGAGATCTAACTCTTTCGCGTACAGAAGAGAACATATAGGACCCTGAACTTTGGGAATCACGATCTCTTGGATACGCGCAAAAAAATCTAAAAGAAGACTCGTGTCGGGAGAATACGAAAATCCGAAAATTCGGTTAGTGCTCCCGGCACCCTTTTTCTTTCTGAGAAGTTGAACAACAAACATAACCACAAAACCTATGATTAAACCAACTACGAAAGGTAAGGCTTTATTCATTTAAAGTATAAAAACATTATAATTTCATGTTTATAAAATGGACTTCCTGTTGCTCGCGATGTGAAGCTCCTCTGAGTCCGTGTATAAAAACGTACGAGAAAGAAAATAAAAAATTTATAAAATGGTATCGGCGCATACGCCCCATTTTTATGGATAACAATCATAAAATGTACTCATTCACCGGTCTTAAACTAGAACGCGTATGCTATTCATGTTTCATACAAAAACCAAAGATCACACCCAATCTTTTGAAGCTCAGGGAAATGGGGCAGATACGCCATATGTTACCTAGAAGTAGAGCTAAAAGTGAAGAAGAGTTGCTCATGTGGTTCGGTGGTCTTTTGCGATGCGCTAGAAAATTTAATTTAAATATAAATTCTTAAATATATTTTAAAAAAAAATATGTTGAGAATAATTTTTAAAAATAAAATAGTTTGATATTTTAATCAAGCTGAAGTGACTAACAAATCTTCTTTTTGAGCATATTACGTTGATTATTTGATAGACTGTTCACGTACTTGTTCATCTTATTCGCAAGTTTTCTCTGTGCGTTCTTTTCCCATGCCAATAATTCCATGAATTGTTTATTATTTGCGTTAGACCACTTGACCTTGGGTGTGGGGGTCTTGACCTTGGGTGTGGGGGTCTTGACCTTGGGTGTGACCGTCTTGACCTTGGGTGTGACCGTCTTGGCCTTGGGTGTGAGTTTTGGTTTCCACGCCGCCCGGATCTTGGCACGGAGACTCCTCTCAGCCTTGTTCTTAGCCAAAGCCCTATCGTATGCAAACTTCCTGACAAATTCACGCTTCTTACCCTTTACATTGACGAAAGAGAACTTCTCCTTGAGACGAACGGGTGTGGGTGTCTTACCCTTGGTAGCCTTAATTTCCTTGTGTTTGGCATTTAGCTTATTCGCAGCTTTCTTCCTTCCACTTTCAATCTTCCTTGCATATTCCATAATATTGGAAGGAGACATCACCCCGTAGGGTGCGTTAGCCTTGGGGCTTGGACTGGCCGGTTGAATCTCAGGGACTGGGTTGGGGCGTACAGCACCGGGTCTCCTCAGGGGTGCCGGTTTGGTTTTGGGCTTAGCTAATGCAGCCGCAGCCCTCTTAATCGCACTGTTCATCTTCTTCTTCCTTTCCGTAGTTGAGAGTTTGGGACTGGCAGTCTTGGTCTTAGCCTTGGGTGTCTTGATCTTGGGAGGTGTCTTAGCCTTAGGAAGCATTTTGAGAGCCTCCGTGACAGTCTTTGGTCTATTCGGTGATTTCTCACCAGTTAAGAATGGGTGTGTCAAAATAGTCTTGAATGTGGGAAGGTTTGCTCGGAGGGCGACGTGGTAATCTGAGAGTAGATATCCCTCGCTGGTGAATTTTCCGTTAAACTCGAGGAACTCTTTATTCGGTATAAGCTCTTCGATGAAATTTTTAATAGCTCGCTCGTTTAGAGTCCCAGGTTGTCTCACCTTAACATAAATCACATACAAAAACCTATGAATATCGTAGTAAATCGTACCTGGACCTATTCCATGCCCGTATACACCTATATCCTCATATACACCATCCTTCGTTTCTGGGTTTGGCATACGCCTGGACCAGTATGATAAACCAAAATCAATGATATGCGCTTCTACACCAGCGTTCGTACGCTTATACTTTTTGATATCAGGTGAACCGAGACGACTCCTAAAAGATCCACCAGGGTCGTTCCGAATTACTTTACGACCGAGGTCAACTTTCCAAGTGTACTCGGCCTCTCGCCGTGAAACCATCACGTTACCTCCATGTAAATCGCGGTGACGGAAGTCTGGAAATTTTTGGTTAATTCGGTAGAGATTATCAAAAACCTGTACAATTACAGACTTTATCGCATCAAGAGATGGCTTGGTTTGCCACCACGAATTAAACGACATACCATTAAGAAGTTCCATATAAAGAATATCCTTGGGTTTGGTACGTTCTTTTGGTTGGACCAACGTACCATTCTTTTTACGCACCTTTTTAGGTGTTTTATATTGGATGGGGCACTTCTTAAAGAGGTACATCTCAGGAACCGCAAACTCCTTCAATTTTTCGGCAACCTTGAATTCAAACTCGAAGGCGCCATCAGTACTTTCCGATGTATCTATCTCTTTGTAGGCGACATACCGCCTTCCATTATCATTGATACTTCCACGGTACATCTTTCCAAATGCACCTTCACTCAGTGGCTTACCCTTACCAGTACGAAGGGTAGGTGAGTTGTAACTGGGAACCTTCAAGAAGTGTTCTGGGATACAAGCCTTCTCACCTTTGAGTAACTTCTTGAGATTACTCTCGATAGACATGCTTATATAATGTTGAGAATATTTTTTTAAAAATAAAATAGTTTGATATTTTAATGGCAGTAGACCCAAATGTGGATATTGTAATGAAAACCCTTGATGAGAATCGTGATAAGTTGCCAGAAGGTGCGTATCTCAAGATGTGTAACGCATTAAAACGCATACATGATAAGATGTATCGGCGTACACGATTCACCATTCACAGAAACAAGATAGTGATGTTTTATGCATCCATGTTTTCTATATGTAAAACTATTAAAGTCTTTAAAAATTTTAGAAAATGAAACAAAATATATGTTCAAGTCTGCCTTAACCATAAGTGGACATTATTGCCCAACCGCGGCGTAAAATAGAACCTAAGTAGATCGAGATTTACGCATTTTTAAACTAATCTAAGAATGGACGATTACGTGCAATCCATGAATGAGTACTTCTCCCTCATGAAAAAAGCCGGCTTTGATGAATACACACATGAGGCGCGTGAACTATTCGACAACTCCCTTGCTCAGATAGATCGCGATGCCGCCATCACCCTCATGGAGCTCCGAAAGGAGGCGGAGGCGCTCAAGGTGGAGAACGCACGGCTGAGGGACGAAGAGCCAACGGATGACAAAAATTTATTTGAATGTTTCAAAAATGTCATTCGTGAAAATCGCTCACATTACATGTCCATGTATAAGAGCAAAAGTAAGATTAACGGCGAACTCTCGGAAGATTTCATTTATGAACACTTCCAGTGTCTTGATTGTGGATCTCGAATTTCAAAAGAACGTCCGGGAACAAAATGTCTTGATCACACATGTATGGGGTGTGGCAAAAAGTATCAAACCAAAGGTGAAGGTAAAAGTTTAAATGCACTCAAAAACTGTATTCGTATGGGGCAATTCAGAACAATTGGAAGTGACTATAATACGCGATTGAACAGTGTTCGAAATCGCGAGTGTGATTTTATTTGTGTGTTTTATCAAACAAAAGATGGAGTTGCGGACAGTTTAACAGGGATCCTACACGTTCCCGCGAATAAGATCACCGAAGACCATGTGATTCCTTGTAAACGTCTCAAACCACCCGCGCGACGAGCTGGTTACCAAGGGTGTAACATACTCATGACTTCATTTAACATCGTGCATTTGGAATAAACCTAAGTTAGAGAATAGAAACGTTATAAATATAAGAATCATGGAGAGCGTTGAGAAACTCACGCATATCGAACACGTTTTAAAGCGACCAGACTCCTATGTCGGTCCGACCGATTTAAGTACGGAATCCTATTGGATTCTTAACGGTCAGAAATTCGAAAAGAAGAGTACCAAGTATTCACCCGGTTTACTCAAGATTTTTGATGAGATCCTCGTCAATGCCATCGATCGCAACTCACTCCATCCTAAAAATGTAACGTCCATCTCCGTATCCGTAGATAAAGTATCTGGTTCCGTCACCATTGAAAATAATGGCCCACTGGGTGGAATCTCTGTTAAAATGCATGAAAAAGAAGGAATCTGGAATCCTGAACTCGTATTCGGACACCTTCTCACGAGTACTAACTATGATGATAATCAAAAGCGGATTGTAGGAGGCCGTAATGGATATGGAGCCAAGTTGACGAACATCTACTCTTCTGAATTCTCAATCATCGTAAAGGACCACGAAACAAAGCAGACGTACACACAAAAGTGGTCGGATAACATGTCAGTGTGTGAACCTGAAAAAATCAAAAAACATTCGGGTGCCACATCATCCGTGTCCATCACATTCATTCCTGACTGGAAACGGTTTGGGATGACCAAGATGGATTTCAACATCTACAAAATCTTCGAAAAGCGTGTATGGGATGCTAATATCTGCACGACACCCAACTGCAAAGTCAAGTTCAACGGTGAAGCTCTTCCCAAACAAAGCTTTGAAGCCTACGCCAAAATGCACGAAGGTGTAGAAAATGTACACTGTGCCACAACTGATCGCTGGTCTGTCTGTATCGGTCCATCCGAAGATGGTATGCAACAGGTATCCTTCGTAAACGGTATCTGTACCAGTAAGGGTGGTACCCACGTTGACCACGCTGCTTCGCTGGTCGCTGCGGGTATCATCGAAGAGATGGCGAAGAAAATTAAGCTCAAACCTCAACAGGTCAAAAACACCCTTTCTATCTTTGTGAAAGCAACCCTCGAGAACCCAACCTTCTCGAGTCAGGTCAAGTCTGAGTGTACACTCAAGGCACAAGACTTTGGCTCCAAGTTTGAGATGCCTAAAACCTTCGTCAAAAACGTCTTGAAGACGGGTGTTTCGGACGAACTCACAGCTCTCTCAAAGTTCAAGGAGATGAAGGAATTGGCAAAGACCGATGGTGGAGCTCGTAAGAGTAAAATTACCGGAATTCCCAAGCTCGATGATGCAAATAAAGCTGGTACAGCTCAATCTGGAAAGTGTACACTTATCGTCACAGAGGGTGACTCGGCAAAGACCCTCGCTGTCGCTGGTCTTTCTGTGGTGGGAAGAGATCACTACGGGGTCTTTCCTCTCCGGGGCAAATGTAAAAACGTGCGCGATGCCTCTGTGTCACAGTTGACGTCGAATCAGGAATTCAATGACCTTAAAAAGATTCTCGGATTGCAACAGGGAAAGGAATACACCGATGTTTCCGAGCTTCGATACGGACGTTTGATGATCATGACTGACGCGGATAATGATGGCTCGCATATCAAGGGTTTAATTCTCAATATGATTCATGCGTTTTGGCCCAGTCTCCTCAAATTGGGCTTTGTGGTGTCGATGGTCACACCGATCATTAAAGCCACAAAAGCTTCTCAGACCAAATCGTTCTATACGGATTCTTCATTCCGTGCATGGTACGGGGATGGTCAGCCGGGTTGGCGGATCAAATATTATAAGGGTCTCGGTACTTCAACTTCTGTGGAGGCTCGAGAATATTTCAAAATTATCCAAGATCTCACCGTTAAATTTAACGTGGATGTAATGACGGATGATTCCGTGGTACTCGCGTTCGATAAAAAGAAGGCCGACGATCGTAAGACGTGGCTTCTTGAAAGTACCGCGAAAGAAGCAAAAGATCTTGAGGTACCGTATGGTAAGATAAAGCAGCTGGAAATTACCGACTTTATTCATAAAGATCTGGTAAACTTCTCATTGGCGGATTTGAAACGTTCTATCGCACATATGGCAGATGGACTCAAACCGTCCCAACGAAAGGTTATGTATTCATGCTTCCAAAAGAACCTTAAGGATGAAATGAAGGTGGCGCAACTCGCCGCTTACGTAGCTGAAAAGTCTGCTTACCATCATGGTGAAGTAAGTTTGGCTGACACCATTGTTAAACTAGCAAACGATTACACGGGCTCTAATAATATTAATCTTTTGGAGCCATGTGGTCAGTTTGGTACACGACTTATGGGAGGTAAAGATGCATCTCAGACCCGTTATATCTTTACGAAGTTGTCGAAGGAAACTCGAAATATCTTCGACCAAAAGGATGACGCGATACTTACATACCTCGACGATGACGGACGAGCGATTGAGCCTGAGCATTATATGCCTGTTCTACCTATGGTGCTTGTAAATGGAACCGAAGGAATTGGAACGGGGTTTTCGTGCTACGTACCACCCTTCAATCCAGAAGATATCAAGGCAAATATCCTTAATTTTACAAATGGCCGAGAATTGAAAAAAATGAAACCCTGGTTTCGAGGGTTTAAGGGGTCTATCTTAGAACAGGATGATGATTCATGGATCGCACAAGGTGTATGGAAATGCATTGGGAGGACGGTAAAGATAACAGATCTCCCTCCGGGTAGATGGACCCAAGATTACAAGGAACACCTCGATACTCTCGTTGAAAAGAAAATCATCAGTGGTTTCACAAATAACAGTACAACTGAGAATGTTGATTTTATCGTCCAAGATTATAACGGCAAAGACGCTGTGAAGGATCTCAAACTGCAAAAGACTATCAGATGCTCAAACATGCATTTGTTTCATCCCACAAAGGGTATATGTAAATACGATTCACCTGGTCAAATTTTGGTTGATTTTATTAAACTTCGTATGGAACATTACAAGAAACGTAAGGCGCATCTCATCGACACAACTAAGAAGAAGGCTGAACTCTGTTCTCATCGAGCGCGTTTTGTTAAGATGGTAATCGATGGTGATATAGTTGTGTTTCGTCGCAAGAAACAGGATCTCGAAAACCAACTTTCCACCTTATTTCCCAAGATTGACGATTCACACGATTACCTTCTACACATTAAGACCATCGAATACACGGATGAGAGAGTGAAAGCGTTATTCGATGAATGGAATAAACTCAGAGAAGAAGTTTGTTTGATTGAAGCTACTGGTTATTTTGAAATGTGGGAAACTGATATTAAAAAAATGTAACTAATATTTAGATATGATCGTTGAAGGTCCAAATCCTGGTGCTCAGATAGCACTTAACGCGATCGGTAAACAGGATACGTATTTATTAGAAAATGATCCCGAAAATTCGTTCTTTAAATATGATCCCAAGAGACACTCAAATTTTCAAAAGTTTCATCGAAGTACAAAAATCGATAATCCAGGTACAAAAGCTAACTGGCCTTTTGGTGAAAGTATAAAAGTGACACTAAACCCACGAAATATGGGAGATTTATTGAGTAATATGTACATAGCCATAGACTTTCCGGGGTTGGGTAGTAATTCGTTTTACCTCTCGGATCAAATAGGAAGACATTTAATAAAATCTGTAGCGATGCGCGTCGATGAAACTGAAATAGAAAAATTTCACGATGACTGGGGTATCATATACGATGAATTGTACCTAGACGCATCCGAAAAGCGAACTAAACGGTATTTAGTGAATAGATTCTTTGCAGAAGGAACATCGTCTGTAAATAACGCGGGATTGGTTACGAACGAATCGAAACTATTTATACCTATACCACTCTTCTTTTCAAGGAAATATGAGGGAGATGAATATGATTCTAATAAACCTAATAGACCATACTTTCCTACGTGTGCCATACATAAACAGAAAATAGAATTTGAAATTACATTTAGACCACAAACATTCTTTACGAACTCCACCGATACAGTTAGTTTAGCTAATTTTAAGATCATAACAGAAGAAATCACAGTATCAAATCAAGAACGTATATATCTCATGACTAAACCCCAAACATTTATCACTGATATAGTGAGAAAACATCCCACCGTAGAAACGGAACTTAATGAAAGTGAAGTAAAGTTACAACTCGTACCAAATGTACCGGTAAAAAGTATGAATTGGTTCTTGCGTAACACGGATTTCGAGGATGAATCCGTATACGCGGGTGGTACATCGTTAGAAAGTAATGTGTTCTATAATCGCTACAATTTTTCGGCGAGCGACACGGTATCTTTATCTAACGCATTTTTTCAACCTATCATGGACAGTGCCAAAATTTATATAAACGGGCAAGATTTACCAAACTTACCGCTCGTTGATCATACGTATTATAAGTATGTAGTACCTCATAACAGTAGACTTTCTAGACCTGAAAAGAATATTTACACGTATACATTCTCGATGAATCCGATTAATGTGGAGCCATCGGGAAGTTTGGATTTTGGGCAACTTCAATCCGACCGTACCGTTTTAGATGTGAAATTAAAGGATGGTCTTTCTAGTTCAAACACATACTCTTTACATCTATACTACGTCGGGTATCAAACGTTTAAGTTTGATGGGGGGTTCGTATCACTCGTATCAGTACCACCAATTGGTACATATGTACCTGAAACGTCTATGGAAGTTGGGGGTGTTAGGCCTAAACCTGGAGAACTAAACAGAGAGATTCCACCAGGTTATGGTAGGCCTAAACCGGAATAACTTTTTGAAGTATCCCCCCCTTATTAAATAAATCGGAATGATGGTTGCGTATGTAGTCAACTATACTGTTCTTAATACACCATCTAATAAAATTTAACTGTGCAACAGTAGTGCTTATTTTATCAGATGTGCCCGGAAC